GCCATTTTTTTGCGAAAGGGGGTTTCAGGAAATGCCAAAAAAGATAATTTGGGCCAATGGGAAGCGAAATGTATCAGATTTGAAGCCGGCAGCATACAACCCGCGCAAGTGGGATGAGGCACAATCCAAGAGTTTGCGGGAATCGTTGGAGCGGTTTAATTTGGCCGATCCTATTATTATCAATAAAAACAATACAGTGATTGGTGGCCATTTTCGGCTAAAGATGCTTAAGGAAAAGAAGGTCCGGGAGGTGGATGTTCGTGTCCCGGATCGTCTACTTACTAAGGCCCAGGAAAAGGAACTTAATCTGCGTCTTAATAAGAATTTAGGCGAATGGGATCTGGATATGCTTGGTAATTTTGATCATGCCATGTTAGGTGATGTTGGTTTTGATGTGGAAAACCTTCTCGGGAACGCTGATAAGAAAAGTAAGACTGTATCATTTCAAGCATCCAAAAAGACAAAAATTAAATTGGGTGAGCATAAATTAATAGTTGGCGAAGAAACAACGCCAGGGGATGTTCAGTATATTATTAAATGTTGGGAAGAGTTCACCGGAGAAAAAGCAGAGCACATGAATAGGAAATAATAATGGGCAAGCGCGGGCCGATTCCACAGAAGCGTTTCTTAAAAGCGATGTCCGGAAACCTACCGATGACACAAGATAATATTGGAACACAGCAGCAATATGTGACACCGCCGGCCAAGCCGAAACATTTGTCCAAGGACGAGAAAAAGATTTGGAATAAGACGGTCAAACTTTTGAGCGCGGTGCAGGTCCTACAAGTTGTTGATGGTCCTGTTTTGGCCGCATTCTGCTGCAGCTTCTCACGCTGGGCAGCTGCAGAAAAAGAAATCCAGATCCTGCAGGAAAAGAACGCGCTTGGCGCAATGATTGTGAAGGTTAATAATAGTTACAGTGTGAATCCTTTAATCACTGTTGCCCGCCGCGCCCAGGCGGATATGGTAGTATACGCAGCGCAGCTGGGCATGACGCCGGCTTCGAGGTCGCGGCTGGTGGTCGACAGCAGCTTTGCGGCTAAAAGAAAAGTTAATGCGTTCGCGAAATTAAAGAAGATCAAAGATGAACGAGTGGACCCAAAAAGCACAGAGGTACGCAAAGGCAGCAACCACAAAAAAAAGCAGACATAAGTATGGTAAATGGATCCGGTTAGCGTGCGTGCGGTACCTAAACGATCTTAAGAGGGCGGGGAAACAAAACCCGCCCTTTATATTTGATGAAGATGAGGCTGCACACGTCTGCAATTTTATATCAAGCCTTCCTCATGTCGAGGGATCCTGGGACACAGACAATATTGAGTTAAGCGATTTTCAAGTATTTTTTCTTGTCAACTTATTCGGCTTCCGAAATCATGATGGATCCAGAAGGTTTTCAGCGGCACTCTTTGCTGTGGCCCGGAAGAACGCAAAGAGCACGCTGGCCGCCACGATCGGTCTGTATTGTTTAACCATGGAGAATGAGAACGGACCGCAAGCGATCTCAGCGGCCACAACCGGAGATCAAGCCAGGATCGTATTCAACGTGGCCAAACGTATGGTTGATAAGACACCGGATCTCCGGGAAGCGTTTAATCTACAAGCGTTCACACGATCGATCGCCTGCTATAGCAATGGCGGTATGATGAAAGCGATCAACGCAAAGGCGTCGACGCAAGACGGTCTTAATCCTTCCTGCAGCATACTCGATGAGATCCATGCCCACAGAACACATGATCTGCTGAACGTTATCCAATCGGCAGCCGGCGCCAGGAGAAACCCTCTTTTTCTTTATACGACGACGGAAGGATATGAAACGCCCGGGCCATGGCCGGAACTTAGAAAATTTTCGCAGAATGTACTCGATGGAGTCATCAAGGCCGAGCATTTTCTTCCCATGTTGTACTGTATCGATGATGATGATGACGAATTTGATCCGAAGGTATGGATCAAGGCGAATCCGATTCTCGAAGAGAATGATATTCTACTGAAAGCTATTAAGAAGGATGCTAAGGAAGCGAAAGCGATGCCCGGCCGGCACGCTGAGTTTTTGATCAAGAGAGTGAACCGGCAGAGTTCAACCGTGAAGGGATGGATCGATCTTAACAAATGGAAGAAATGCCGCGGGGAAGTGGACCTTGACTTCTTGAAGGATGAGCCATGTTGCGGCGCGCTGGATCTTGCGAGTACCCGGGACCTGACATCATTCAGGCTTGTCTGGCTTGTCAAAAATATTATTTATACGCATGGCTGGCGTTGGGTCCCCGAAACAACCGTAAAGCTTCGTAAGGATCGAAATCTTGTCCCTTATCATGCCTGGGTTGGATCCGGTCATATCATTGAAACGCCGGGGGAGGTTACTGACTATGACGCGGTTTATAATAAAGTGATCGAATCCTCAGAGACCTTCAATTTAAAAAATGTTGCATACGATACATGGAACTCCGCGCAGCTGGCCAATAAATTATCAAATCAAGATATTGAGATGGAGCAATTTATCCAAGGACCGAAATCGTATCATCCTTGTATGAAATATTTTGAGGAGGCTTATATTTCTGGCCGGTTTCGCCATGCCGGGGATCCGGTGTTAACATGGTGCGCGTCAAACCTGGTTCCACGTTATGACCAGAATATGAATACGGCGCCAGACAAAAAAAAGAGTGCGGATAAGATCGATGATATGACTGCCCTATTAATGGCCATACGCGGTATTATTCCGATAGAAGAAGATGAGGATTTTGATGAATTTATATCGAACCCGGTTACATTAAAATAATGAGAAAATTCTAGACATACGATATTGCAGGGTGTATATTAAGGTATATTGTAAAGCATGAACCGTTCCGCTAACTAAATATTGGGACACTTCAGCGTCGAGTACGCACGAAGTGTCCTTTTTTTCTACGGAGGTAAATTTGGCATCAGTTTGGACAAATGTATTATCCTTTTTAGGATGGGGCACTTCCACGCGCGTGCCAGGTGCACAGGTTGGCGCGCCGTCATCCGGGAAATTAACGTCAAGGGCTGTAAACTCTGATACGGCGATGCAGATTGGCGCCGTTTTTGCTTGTTGCCGATTGCTTGCGGAGAGCGTTGCCGGTCTTCCGTTAGAATTTTTTGAGGTTCAAGCCGGCGGGGCCCTCAAACAGACATTCGAACATCCGTTGCTCCAACTTTTAACGAGAAAACCAAACAAATATCAGACGAATATCGAGTTCTTTGAAACTTTAATGTGGCAATACGCGCTTCATGGCAATGCTTATCATCGTATTGATCGAACGAAGAAGGGCCGGGTTATATCGTTAATGCCATATATGTCGCCGCAAGTTGCAATGAATCTTGATGATGATGGGAATGTAACTTATGCATATAGCACAGGTAAAGGTACGGCTGTCATTGCAAGCAAAAATATGTGGCACAATAAATTATTTGGAAATGGTGTGATAGGTCTTTCACCTTTAGAGTACGCGAGAAACAGTATGGGCGTTCAGATCAGCGCCGAGGAACGTGTTAATAAGATCGCAAACAATAATTTTAAGCAATCTGGTGTTTTAATGATCGATAAAGTTTTGAAAGGTGAACAGAGAAAACAAATTCGGGAAAATTTTAGTGATCTTACTGAGGGTGGTGATGATGCGTTAAAAATTTTAGAAGCCGGAGCCACCTATGTGCCGATCTCAATGAATCCAAGGGATGTTCAGTTTCTCGAAACGCGGCGTTTTCAAACAGAGGACATCGCCAGATTTTTCAACGTCCCGTCAGTATTAATTAATGATACGTCGGCCACGACGGTCTGGGGATCCGGGATTGAGCAGATTATTAATGGATTTTATAAATTAGGCTTGCGGCCATATGTCGAGCGATTAGAATCCAGTATCACTAACTGGCTATTGCCAATAAGTGATCGTCAAAAAATTATTCCAGTCTTTGATTTTGATCAGTTGCTCCGTGGTGATGAAGGTAAAAGATACACAGCCTATAAAACGGCGATCGCAAGCGGTGTTAAAACTATTAATGAATGCCGAAAAAAAGAAGGACTTATTGATTATCCCGGCGGAGATATTCTAAGGATTCAGCAACAAGTCGTCCCGCTCGGGACCACTAAAGGAGAAACCACATGAAAAAACTTCCATTGCTAAAAATTTTTGATTTTTTGAATACCGAAAACCGGATGGAAAAGGAAATCTTGTCTCGCTGGCAGGAAGATGTCAAAGCGTCGGATGATGACAGCGATACGATCACTATTTATGAGCCTATTGGCGCCGGTTTTTTTAGTGATGGGTTTACGTCGAAGAAGATGGCCGATTTACTTAAGGCCGCAGGAAAAAAGGATGTGACCGTTTCTATCAACTCTCCAGGTGGAAGTTTTTTTGAAGGAGCGACGATTTATAACCTTTTACGCGAACATCCGGGCAAAGTTACCGTTAAAATCCCCGGTATGGCTGCGTCAGCGGCCGCTGTGATAGCGATGGCCGGCGATGAGATCCTTATATCGAAGATCGGATTCGTTATGATCCATAATGTATGGGGCTGCCTTTGCGGGGATAAGGCTGATTTAAGGAAAGCTGCCGACGATTTTGAGAGTTTTGACGGCGCTTTAGCCGATGTTTTTGAGGCCCGGACCGGCCTAGATCGCGAAGAAATCGTCGATATGTTGGACAATGACACGTGGTTGAACGGAAAAGAGGCGGTCGATAAGGGTTTTGCAGACAAAATAATGCCTGCAAAGAAGGTTGATAAGGGAAAAAGTGATAAAAAGACGAAAGCGGAGGCCCGGAGAACGATTGAGGCCGCGCTTGGGCGGGAAGGGATATCAAGGAAGGAAAGGGAAATCATTTTAAAAGCAGCGATCGGTGAGCGCGATGCCATCGATGGAGTCTCGGGCGATCCAGATTCCATAAAAAGTAAACTCAAAGAATTGTTAACCATTATGAAGGGAGTATAATATGGAAGCCATTTTAAACGAATTGAAGCAAGGTTTTGAAGATTTCAAGACCGCGCAGGCTGAAGCCGACGCAGCAGTCAAGGCTTTAGTAGAAACACAGAAGAAATCCAGCGATGATAACTCAAAAGAGATCAAAGCGGTTATCAAAACGGCAGAGGACATTGCAAATAAGGTTACCGATGTCGCTGACAGGCTGGCAGAAGCCGAGCAAAAGCTTGTTGAAGGTGTTAAGTCGGAGAAGTTGGAGCCAAAATCTCTTGGTATGTTGGTTGTGGCGAGTGACGAGTATAAGGATTTCATATCAGGAAAACGAAATACCTTTAATCTCGAAGTTCAAAATAACACAATTTCCGGCCAGGATGGCTCGCCGCTTAGCAACAACGACACGCTTGTGCAGTCGCAACGCATCCCTGGGATCATCCCCGGCGCGTTTCGTCGCTTGCGCATTAAGGACATCATTCCTCAAGGTACAACCGGTAGCAATTTGGTTGAGTTTACCCGGGAATTGGCCTTTACGAATAATGCGGCCGAGACAAAAGAAGCGGGAACAAAGCCAGAGAGCTCGATAACTTTTGAATTAGCTAATACGCCGATTGTGACGATCGCGCATTGGTTGAAAGTTACCAAGCAGGTTGCCGCGGATGCTCCTGCAGTTATATCCTATATCGATGGGCGCCTGCGTTACGGTGTTGATCGGCGCGAGGATCAGCAGTTGCTTACCGGTAGCGGTGTTGGTCAGAATCTAGTCGGTATGACGATCGCTCCGAACTTCACGGCGTTTACGCCCACAAGCGGAGATACCGCGTTGGATACAATCAACAGGATCAAATACGTGATCGATAACGCAGATTATGTGGCGTCGGCCATTATTTTAAATCCTACTGATTGGGGTATCATTGAGAGATCGAAAGAAACCAATGGTCTATATATCATCGGTGATCCACGATCCGCGTTAGGACCGTTTCTCTGGGGTCTTCCAGTTGTCGTTTCCAGTGCAATGACGGTTGGGAAGGTATTGGTTGCAGATTTTAATATCGCATTCCAATATTGGCTGCGTGAGGCAACGAATGTCCAAATGAGCGAGAGTGATGATACGAATTTCCAGAAGAATCTCATCACGATTCGCGCAGAGAAGCGTTCTGCATTAGCTGGATACGTGCCGGCAGCTGCTCGTTTTGGATCGTTGATACTTTAAGTTCAACAGTAATTGAAGGAATATCATGCCAAGAGTAAGAGCAACAAGGTTTTTTATTAGCGAGCAATTCGGCAATGTGGACGCCGGGAAGATCCTAGAAGTTAGTGATCACCAGGCAAAAGCATTTGTGCATCATGGATTCGCGAAGGTGATAAAGCCAGCTGTTCCTCCTGAGAGCAAGAAGACGCCGGCTAAGGAGGGGCAAAATCCGTTGGATTTTACTTCTCCCGCCGGCGGTCGACAGGAAGCTGGATCGTCATCGCAAGCGGGGACAGTCTCAAAGAAGAGGATTGCGAGAAAGTCCGCCTCTGGCGCGAAGAAGGGCGGGAAGAAACGCGCGAAGAAAAAACCAAAAACGTCATAACCATAAATACGTCCTTTAGAGCGGCCCCATGGGCCGACATTCTTTATGCTTGCGACGGTCTTTGGTGGGATGAATATATTGATGAGGTCAGGCGCTCTTTCCACGGTGCTTGTTGGACGCAAGATTTAAACTCTTCAGAGAGATATAATCTGTCCTATGTTGTCGCGGAGGGAGAGCCTGGCCTTGGGAAAGAGAAAACAATTCACACCGGCGAAAATGGAGGCTATCAAGCCATGAATCTAGCATATCTCCTGGGTGCTTCAAAAATCATCCTGCTTGGAATGGACATGCAGAAGACGAATGGCGAAAGTCATTGGCATGGCGAGCATCCGGGGGATCTTAACAGGCATTCTCCATATTCCAAGTGGGTTAAAAATTTTGATGCTCTAGCGCGGGATCTGTACGATGCGGGTGTTGACGTTGTTAATGCCACACGTACAACCGCGCTAAATTGTTTTAAAAAAGTGAATCTCGAGGACGTTTTATGTTAATTAAAGTTATTGAACAACCGTCAGAAATTATAACCGTTTCGGAAGCTGCTGATTTTTTACGTATAGATTTTCCGAGTAACGAAACGACGGAGATTGAGAACATGATCACGGCTTCTCGTCAATGGTGTGAAGATTATCTCCAGCGCGCGATCGGGATCCAGACATTAGAGACAGTTCTCGGGCCATTCCCGGCTACTGGACGGCAACAGATTATCCTTCGGCCGCCGGTTGTTAGCATTACATCTTTTATCTACAAGGATACGAATGGTGATGAGCAAACGCTTGTAGAAAATACGGATTTCTATGCGTCGCTTGATTCAGAGCCCGGGGAAGTTGTTCCTGTCGGCGCATGGCCTGTGGCGCTGGAAACGGCCGATGCTATAAAAGTAAGATATGTTTCCGGGTACAGCGATCCCGGAGATAGCCCTCTCCTTTCAAAAGCCCTTCCAAGTTCTATGAGATTGGCCATCCTCATGCAGGTTGGCGATCTTTACGCAAACAGAGAAGCTCAAACTGAAAAAATATTGACAGCTAATCCAACTCTTGAAAGGCTGCTGTCGATCTTCCGACTTGGGATGGGCATATGATTACGCCAGGCATCCTAAATAAGAGAATCACAATCCAGCGTTTAGTTGCAGGATCCCCTGCGGTCAATTCATTTGGAGAACCTCAAAATACTTGGACAGACCTTGCAGAGGTATGGGGATCTGTAGAGCCTGTCCAGGGCCGCGAGTTCTGGGCTCAGCAGCAGGTCCAGGCTGAGATAACCATAAGGGTCAGGATACGGTATTTAAGCACTGTCACGGCCGGTATGCGCGTTTTATACGGGTCCAGGATCCTTGATATCGGGAGTGTGATCGATCCAAAAGAAAAGCATGTGGAAATGCAGCTGATGTGTTCAGAAGGGGTAACAAATGGCTAATGCGATAACAGTTAAGGTAACCGGATTAAAAGAATTGGACAAAGAGTTGCGCGGATTAGGAGAAAAGGTCGCGCGAAAAGCGCTTCGGTCAGCTGTGAATACCGGTGCACAAGTCATTAAGAAAGAGGCTAAACTCCTGGCGCCAAAAGATACCGGCCGGCTTTCTAAAAAGGCGATTTTTGTTAAGAGGGCAAGAGAGAAGGGTGGGAAGTTTAAAGAGGTCTATATTGTTGGTGTCCGGACCGGAAGAAGAGAAGGAGAGAAAAACCGAAACGCATTTTATTGGTTCTTCCATGAGTTTGGGACTAAGTTTCTTGCGGCCCGGCCTTTTCTGGTCCCTGCATTTGAAACGAAAAAGAGAGAGGCTTTTGAAGCAATAAAGAACAAACTTCGATCTAATATAAAAAAATTCGCGCCGTTAAAATAATATGATACTTGAACAAATATATTCGATATTAATCAGTGATTCTAATGTCACTGATATTATGGGGACCAGGCTTTTTCCTATGAGATTGGAACCGGGTACAGTCTTGCCGGCCGCAGTTTACCAAGTGATCACAACGGATCCGGTCAATAGTCTCGATGGGGATAGCGGACTAGATTTGTTGAGAGTTCAAATTAAGGCCTGGGCGGACACATATACAGAGGCTAAATCTCTTGGATTAGCGATTAGAAATGCGATAACCGGTGCCGCATCGATAAAAGCGATAACAGAAATTGATAAAGATGATCAGGATGAAAAGACAAAGAGTTTCGCGGCTGTTATGCAGTTCTCTATTTGGGGTGAATTTGATGTTGATGCAATAACGCCGGCGACACCGGATATGCCGTATACATTCGAAGGTGATGGAACAACAACGGAATTTCCATTTCCGACTGTGTTTAGGGCGGGGACGTTAAGGATTTATAAAAATGGCGTCCTGGCAGAAAAGGATGTAACTTATACTGAACTTGCAGATAGAACAGGGGTATCCTTCCCGGTTGCACCGGACGGAGATCCTTTCCCTGATAAATTCGCGGCCTTTTATGCATAAGATAAATTCTAGAAAAATAAAAATGATCCTTCGACTGGTAATCCTGGCCGGTCTTATCGCCGGCATAGTGTTAACGGGCACCGTGCCGGCGCTCGCCTATAAGCCAAAAGCTGAAGATATTCGGATGGATACGTCAAATTTCGACAATAATCTTTCTGCGGCGGATGATACAGCACAAAAAGTTGCGGATACGTTAGATGATGCGATTGGCGGAGGCACCGGGAATGTTACGGGTCCAGGATCTGCAGTAGATAATGCGATTGCACGGTTTAATGGTATATCCGGGAAAATTATTCAAGCGTATACGTCGGGATCCCCAACGTGTTCAGATATCGGGGTATGTACTTTTAGTCAAACGATTTTAGGAAGTATTAATGGTAATGCAGGTACAGCGACTGCCGGTGCGGCCAATGGGTCAAATTGCCCGGCTGGTTCGTATGCATTAGGTGTTAATGCGTCGTGGGCATCTGAAGGATGCACCGATGCGACAACGGAAATCGATTCTGCAATAGCAACCCATATGGCGATCGTAGCAGATACAGATACGACAGGACATTTAAGCGATACCGATTGGGATACATTTAACGGTAAGCAGGATGCTCTTGGCTTTACGCCGGTGAACGCGGCCGATTGGACCACGCATAATGATTACCCGGCTGCTTGCGGGGCCGGGGAATATGTTAATGAGATCGCAGATTCTTCTGTGTGCGTCGACGCGACAACGGAAATCGATTCTGCCATACTGACGCATAAGAATATTGCGACGGCTCATCAAGCCCTTGTTACGTTAGATGTGAATGCAAACAATAATTTGCTAAGTCTATCCACTCAGGAATTAGGCCTTGATACGCAGACTGCAAATAAGATTTTTGCTGGCCCGGCTTCCGGCGGTGCGGTGGTTCCTACTTTCAGAAGTATGGTTGATGACGATATTCCTAACGATATTACAATTACAGAGACGGATCCGAATGCTCTGCTGACTGCCGGCACGGACAATGTAAAAGACACCCATCTCGATTGGGGCACCGGAGCAGGCCAGATAAGCGCGTTAGATTTACCAATGGCGGTTAATGGCACGCCAACCTATGACGATGTTCAGGCTTGGAG